AGGAAATGCAGAACAAAGCAGAATGCTAAACAAGCAATCCTTCAAAAATGCTGTTGGAAAAGATATACATACTCTCTTACAAAATGAAAGAACAGCAATTTCTGATTCAACTCTGGTACAAGAAGAGGTTTACAAAACTGTAATTGAAGGTACTGAACCAGTAAAATGTATGAGAGAAGTAGTTCCAACCATAAATACAAACTCTTACTCTGTAAGATTTGTGAAGGGAGAAAACGGAACATACGCCAACAAAGTTGCAGAAGGAGCAAAAATAGAGATAGATACACAAGAGTATTCCAAACAGGATATTACCATAGATAAATATGGTGTACGTCCATTAATCACCAACGAACTAATTGAGGATGCATTATTCGATGTAGTCGAATTAGAACTCAAAAAAGCTGGTGCAAGAATGGAAAATGCTCTCAACAGACAAATTCTCTATCAAATCATTGCAGGAACAAATGCAATCTCAACAAGTACTCTAAGCCCAGCTGGACCTCATATAGCTATTTCTGATATAGCACAAGCAGTCGGTAAAGTTAAAAAACAAGACTATCTACCGGATACTCTCGTATTACATCCAACTGCAGAAGCATACCTATTACAAGACTCCAACTTAGCATATGTATCATATGCAGGTGGACCTGGAGCTCTTAGACAAGGTAATGTCGGAACTACAATTATGGGACTAAAGCCTTATACCTGTACAGCAACTGATGCAGCATCCCCAACATGGGACGATACAACTGCAGCTTCAGATATAACTGGTATAGTATTCTCCAAGAAAGACTTAGCAGCACTCTGCATGAGACGAGACTTAACCATTGAACAATATGATGATCCAATTCACGACCTAATTGGTATATCCCTAACGATGAGATTCGGTACGGATGTACTCAATGAAGCAGCTGGTTGTGTAATTTATCACAAGTAGTTCGGTTAAGAATCTGGATAGCAAAATTAAACAGTTATTAATTTATGTTTTATGTTAATTTTATAAGTTGGAAGGAAATATGCCCGGAGCAAAAATTCCAGTATTAGAAATAGAAAAACTATGGTTAAAAGAAGAAGGTAGAGGAATCTATGCACATGCTGATGGTTATGCATTTAATATAGGAACCTGGAGTTCTGGTAATCGTCAAGATAATGTATCTTTACCAGCCGCAAGTACTATGGGTTGGCTGAAAATCACTTGGATATCAGGAACAGCAGGTGCAGGTGGAATGGGATTCATACCAGTATTTAGTGGTAACTTAATCCCAGGAAAAGGTCTATAATAGATAGGTGAATATAATGTTACATGGAAAGGGAACCGGAAATTACACTAAGAATAGTCAGTTATTCCTAACAAAGAAGTATGAAGATAATAGAAAAAAGGGTCTGAGGGATGCCGAGAGGTATGCCTCCTCAGAACTTGCTTATTATGAGATATCTGGTGCTGAAGGTGGAGGAATGACTAATGAGAAATACTTTGAGATAAAACAGTTTCCATTTCCAGTGGATACAACTATTAGAAAGAAACAGACCATAGATGTTAGAAGGGTAAGACCTGAATTAGGAGAAATGAGTGATTAATTATGGCTGATTATTCCCCACAATATGTAAGAGAGATGGACGTTAGAAATTTCTTTTCACCTCCCCTAGATTATGATGATGTCACAAAAGCAGAAATTCTAATTAAGATAGAGTCGGTTGAAGATTACGTTAATTCAGTATATTTTAATGATAGTGCTACTAGTGCTGAAAAAGCTAGATTACCATGTCTTTTACTTATAGCATCAAAAATTATATTAACACCCTCATTAGCAAAGAAATATTACACTCTAAATAGAGAATTATTGGGTGATTATGAATATGAATTGGCTCAGCCTATATCAAGAGGAACTGATATACAATCATCACCATACGTTATATCTGTAACGTGGGAAAAGATGGCTTTACAGATGTTAAATAAAAGAAGTACTCTTAAGAAATGGTCTTTATATAAGGCTAATGATTAATGCCCTATAGACCAGGTCCAAGATATCCAATATATTGGAACAAACTTAGGTGGAAACTCTTCAAGAAGTATGGTTATAGATGCCAAGTATGTGGTAGATACTCAAAAGGTAATCTTCATCTCCATCATAAAATCCCAGTAGGGATGGGTGGTGGACATAATGAGGAAAATCTATTGGTGGTTTGTAGCTCTTGTCATTATGATATCCACACTAAGAGGATAAAAATATGACATATGAAGAATTATTAAATACTAACATTTATCTAAGAACGAGATCATCATCTCAGAATGCCTTAGGTGAATGGACATACAGCTACACTACATCAACTAGCCCAACTAAATGTAGAATGGTTCCCATTAAAGTAGCGGATAGAATAGAAAATCCAGGGCTGTTCGATGATGTAACGTACACTTGCTATTGTTTATCTTCAGCTTCAATAACAAGAGATAGTCAAGTAGTCTATAGTAACACAGTATATAGAGTAAAGGAGATGGAAATGGATAGTTCATTCCATCATAAAAAGGCTCTATTAAGAGAGGTAACATAAATGAATTATCTCCTAAAGGTTAAGGGAGTCAGTGGAAGAAAGGAAGTCTACAGAAATCTTAAGAGATTACAATATAGACTAACTTTAAACTCAAACAAGGGTTTACAAGAAGCAGGTGAACATCTTAGAGATAAGGCAATAGAAAATTTAGTTAATTCATCTCAAAATCCTTATCTGTCTATAGATGGACAATCTATAGCTGATAAAGACAATTGGAAAATAGAGAGACAAAAGTCTTATCACTATACAGTTGACTGTACATCTGATCATGCAAATATAGTTGAATTTGGTGGGGTGGGTAAAGTGTTAGCTAGAAGTAAAAAAAAGAAGGGTTTTCCGATTGGAAGACAACAAGGAGCTGGAGATAATTGGAAATCTTCATTTACTCTACAGACTCCAAAATCATTTTATAGAGGAGCAATACAATCTCCCACTATAAAAAGTCAATTAAATAATGTAATAAGCTACAATCTTAAACGATCATTAAGAGGTTTCTAATGTCCCTAGATATAACTAGAAAATTAAGAGGTTTTCTCACTAGTTCCTCATCAGTTGTTTCTTATGTACCAATTAGTGATATAAAGGTTGCATGGGTAAAAACAAAAGATAATTTCCCCTGCATAACGATAAATCAAGTAAGTGGTTCTGACTATGGGTACTTGGGATATGGAACATCAACAGCTGGATCAAAAATTAGAAGAGAAGAAGCTACAATTCAAATAGATATATACTCAAAAAATAGTAGATTAGAGACACTACAGATTGGAGATGAAGTAGTTAAGGTATTAATATCAGGAACTTGTAGAAAAGAATCTGATGTAGAATCTTATGATGATGAACTTGGAATTTATAGAAAAACTCAAACATATACTCACACTCAATTCCATGATGATTAATGTTTAATTAGGCAATTTAGTATGTTTAATGTGCAATAATATAGGTAAATAATATGGCTGGAACTGTAACAGGTAAGAATGCACAAGTTTACATAGCAGCTCATTCTGGTAGTCCAACATTTACAAATAAGAGTCATGCTACTTGGGGTATTGGTGATTTCTCACTTACTCTAGATAGAGGAACAGTTGAACAAAATCTTATTGGAGAAAGAGGAAACTTCTTCGATCAAGGTTCACTCTCTTTAGAGGGTTCTCTAACAGCTGCAAAATTTGCAACTAGTGGTCTATCGGATATCCTAGATAACTTAATGGATACTGATTCTGGTACTTATAAATATTTAGCAATATCTGGTGTAGTATCAACAGATTCAGATGCAACATATTTAAGTTGGTATCTTAGATCATGCCAAGTAACTGGATACGATATATCAATTGGAGATGCAGATACAATCACTGAAGCAAGTATTGACTTTACACATCTTCTGCCACAAGCTTTAACCTATAAAGGGCATTGTATAATGGATTCGTGATCTTATGACCGGAACACCAACAATATATAGAGGAGAAGATGCTACTATCTATCTTGGTAGTGGTGGTGCAGCAAATAAGCTATCTCACGGAACTCTTGCAATTTCTGATTTTTCTCTTACTTTAAGTAAAGGTACAGCAGAACAGGAATTAGTTGGAGAAAAAGGTAACTTTTTCCTAGCAGGCTCTTTATCAGCAGAAGGTTCACTAACTGCTTGTAAGTTACATGCAGGAGCTTTAGGTAAATTAGCTAATCTGATGATAGAAGGAGTTCCTATGAGCGTATCAGGTAACTGTGGTGCAGAATCATTACACTTCTATTTAAGAAGTTGCCAAGTTACTGGGTTCGATTTTAGTATAGGAACTGCAGATGATATAACAGAAGGAACTGTAGACTTTACAGTGCTATATCCTTATTCAATATCAATGCAAAGACGATCACCTTACAGATACATAGTTGACGAACCAGGTATGATGTAAATTTAATGTTTTTCGTGGAGGCAAAATAAAATTATGTCCGATGATCAAAAGAACAAAAAAGAAGACACTCCCCCAAAAGATTTTGAGGAACTTAAAAAGAAAATCAATGAAAAGAAAAAGGGAGATGCCAATGAAGTAATAAAGCAAATAGCAACAAGAGATAAACTTGAAAGAGATTACAAGGAAGATCTCTTGAGTGTTACGTTTTATTCTTCCCCTGAAACCCGAAGAATGATAAAAGCTAAAAGACCAACTCAAAAGCAAATGATGACCATCATGAGACTTTCAGCTGAAGCTGCAATATATGAGGGTAGGATGGATCCAGATTCTCTATCAAAAATGGTAGATATATATGACAAACTACCTGAATTAGCTTCAGACATCTGTGTCGATAAAAAGTTAGATAAAGACTTTTGGACAGATGGGGTATCATTTGCTACACTCCAAAACTTCATTACTGAGGTTATAAAGGAAACTCAGAAAGGAACCGGTGTAGAAGCTGAAGATATGAAA